CCAAACGAATCCTCGCCCGGATCAACTTTCGTTTCGGGACTGATATTGTATTGCATGATGAGGTGGGGATATAGACTGTTCAAGTCAAAGGACAGAACCCAGTCATGCATCCCTGTAATTGGTTCTTTAACATACGCACCGGCATATTGTTCACTCTTAGAACCGTGCTTCTTCAGTGGGATAACGGTTCCTTCAGATCGCAGATGATGGTAAATGATCTGGTCCCATGTACGAACCTGAGAGAAGACATCAACAAGATTCACCTTTGCAGTGTATGCCAAGGCAAGAGCGAGTTCCAAAAGTTTCATCTTCTCTTCGAGTTTCTCGATTAGTATAGTATCTTGATAGTTGTACTGAACAAACTTAGGAAAGTCCTTCTTGTAGAAATCTGAAATACTATCGTATTCATCATACGACAACTTACTTTCACCAAGTTCAACTGAGGCGATGTGATCTAGTTTGTATGATTCTTGATTGGTATAAGTGAAAGTCTGATACAGATCAAGATAATCTAGAGTAGCAATACCTGTCAAATCAAAAGCGAGTTTCTCACCGTGTAGGGTTCGGACAGTGTGTTCACGAACATAACCCCACGGAGAAAGTTTGTTTGCTTCTTTCTCTCCGATAAGTTCACGCATTCTAGAATAAAGATATGCAATGTCGAAGAACTTGACGTTCCATCCAGTTACGATGTCTGGGTCAAGGTCTTTCCAAATTTGTGTAAACTGTCGAAGAAGATCTGACTCATCAGTAAAATGGTGACAATGGGCATCAGTATCATCAATAGTATAATCCCCAAGACCAAAAACATGAGTTTCGCCACATACACGAATGGTAATAACAGTAACTTGCTCAATTGGATTAGAAACATCAGGGAAACCTCTTTCACATGTCGTCTCAATATCTAGGTAAGCAATCCGAACAAGCGAAGGGTCATACTCAACTTCCTCTTTGAAAAGGTCGCCAATGAATTGATAGACATAATCGCTGTTGCCATAGATCTCAAAACCAGAAACGCCTTCGTACTGTTTAATGAAATCTCGACAATCTCGGATTGACCCCGGACGGAATGGTTCGACCCAATTACCATCTAGTGTTTTAAATTTAGTTGGTTCTGTGGACGGGACAAAGAGAGTGGGATTGTAGTCCACACTCTCCTGTACCCGCTCACCTTTTCGGAATCCGCGATAGAGAACTTTGTTCCCTCTCAGCGAAACATTAGTGTAGAAACCCATATCAGGTATCCTTGCAATAGAGACCTCGTTCAGTTTGAATCGACCAGTCCTCGGGTGAAGTTTTACTTACGTCTTGATTATCATCCTTCTCCTTGGTATATGCTGCAAGGAGAACCATGTAATTAATTACATCAATAATTGTATCCTTGAAACTCTCATCTTCAACATGCATCTTACCGGAGTCAAGGAATGACGACAAACGACTCATCTTGTCGGTGATGCGAACCATAAACCCATGTTCAGTGTCACATATACCCATCGCCTCACATCTAGTAAAATTAGCAAATGGTTCTGTTCCATGATTGCCAGCATAATCTCTATTCTTTAAATTCATTAGATCTCTGCCTTCATTGCAGAGTTGTTCATGAAACTCTAGTAGTTCGTCGCGTGTCATTGATACCTTTCATTTTTTACCGGTGCTGCCCATGCCGCCATCCCGAGTCTCTAGTATAGCAGGTCTTGCGTCAATTTCAAGTAGTTCATAGTTTAAAATCTTTTCTAATAACATTTGTGCGATGCGTTCTCCGTGTTCTATTTTATATGATTCTAAACTATCGTTTCTTAGCAAAACATATAATTCTTCTCTGTAGTCGTGATCGATAATCCCGACACAATTTGCCAATGTTATTCCTTTTTTATATGATAACCCAGATCTTGCAAATACCTTTACAACATGATGCTCAGGAATTTCTAAAACAATACCGGTGGGTATTGCCATTCTTGCTCCGGGGTTGATCGTCAGTCCATCAGGACCAACGCAAGAATATAAATCATAACAAGCGGAACCAGCAGTCGCTTTTTTGGGTGCGACTGCTTGTGTAGTCATTTTATAAAAATTCAATTCAATCTCCTAATTAGGTTTTTTGTTGACCAAGATGAAGTGTTATCCTGACCATATTTCAATTCGTATTGATGTATTTGGGTTCCATCCAAAATTACCGTTATCTCTAATGTTTTCTTTTGTCCAGTTCAGACTATTAACTGGTTCCCAGAAAAACTGTCTTCCGTTCGCCGGACTCTCTTGTACCGGTAAATAGTAATAGTTGTTACCTATAATCGCTCGGCAGAACGATTTTGGGTATAGTGCATAAAAAGCATCGACGCTATCATAATTGTTCAGTTCGAGAGCAACTCTTATTTGTCCTATTCCCGCATCATCATCAACTCGAAGAACCGATGATGATCTTACAAATTCTCCGGCAGCATGATTGAAAGTCCAACCATCACCATCATCAACATTCCACCACCCGTTATTTTCAACCCATGAGGACAATGTTCCCTCAGTAAATGCCATCAAATCGCCAAAGGGTCTTTGGATGCTACGATCATAATACGGAATATTCTGGGGGATTGGAGCAGGAAATCTTCTGTGTGTTCCGATATAGTTTTGTACAATTTCTTCCTGACTCAACGACCGGTCATAGATTCTAACACAACCAATCTCTCCATGCCAGTTTTTTCCTGCATCTGATCCACTTAATTCCCCGACACCAATTCTTAAATCGGCAGCAACATTTTCGAGATCTTTTGTACTGAGTGCGGCACACCCATATGCTTTTTTCCCACTTGGCACATCCTGCACTCCGTCAATAAAAAGTTTACCACCATGTGTTAATCCCCAATAGGTGCTTGGTTCACTGAATCCCATTGATCCACATTCTACGTCAAGTCCACCGGATGTATATACAATTTGTTGCCATTCGTTGCTTTGGACTTCGCCCGCTGATTCATATTGTATTACTTCTTGGGTTCCGGGTACTGCACTTCCGTCTCCCAATCCCACTATAATAATATTTGAAACATCATCACCATCGGGATATTTTGCAGGACCACTACTTTGAGCATAACGCACACCAAAAACAGTATCATTTCTGCTTGTAGAAGAAACATCAACCTGACCGGCAATCATGCCACAACTTACGCCGAGCGGTCCTTTTAGTTTTGACCAAATTTCTATTGTGAAGTCTGTTAGATTATTAACAGTCCCCGTAGTTCCTGATCTAAAATTCTGATCCGCAGATCCACCCCCACCAAAAGAATAACCATGTGTAGGGATACCATCAAATTCAGCACCAGTGATCGTTCGATCACTAGCATCACCGGCGTATATCATATTATGATTTCTAATTTCACCACTTTGATTTACAAAGGTTGTTCCAACCAAGTTTACCCAAGTATGACCAGAACCCACATCGCCCGTGCAAGCAGATGCGTCATAATTGGTATCGACCCAGAAAAACAATCCTTGACGAACAATGTTCGGGAACACACTAAAATTTTTATCACTCATAGTTATTCTCCCTGTACATAACCAACAGAGAATGTAAAGTCTTTATGCAGATAACCGGTGGTTACGCCGCTCACTCTAATTTCCAATGTTCCGCCTTGATTTATTTCTGGTTCATTTAGACTATCTGCTATGTGTCCCGTTACACCAAGAGAAATACCAGCAATTAAAGTCCCACCTCCATGCAATTCGGCAGTTGCGCCGGTCACACCTTGTTCAACCTTAGCAAAGAATTCACTAATTGTTCTGGTTCTTATTAATCTTGAGTCTAAGTGATATGTGTCATTGTTTGGGAATTCAATGTGTCCATCATATGAACCGACAACTTCAGACAGACCACCACCGCCACCGTCGCCACCACCAAAGATTGGGAAGATATCAATGTAGAACAAGTCACCATCTTGGATACCACCAGTACCACCAGATCTACCATCGAAGTTACTTCTTACTCCCGGACCAGATTCATCGATTCGCACGATGGGTACAGTGTGGTTTGGACCCTGCCCAAGATCCCCAGAGAAATCACCAGCACCTGATTTAACACCGAACCATGCTTCATGTGGAAGGGGTTTATCCGAGTTAGCGAACCCTGTGTGTACATGAGCAGGTTGCTGTTGAGTTATTTTAACGATTGAAACTAGATGAGTTCCACCCTGACCTGCTCCAATTTGTACAGTGGCACCACTAGCACCATACAAAAGATTCATGAGTTTGGGTATGTGATTTCCGATACCTTCTTCGCCCACAACAGGAGAAGCAGCGAATTCGTTCACATGGAAATAGTACGGATAGGTCGATGGTTCGGCGGTCGCATTCGCCCAACCGGGGGCATCACCGGTCGCTGCCGTTTGACCTCTCCCGTTGTCGTTCCCGTTACCACCGAAAGAAAACTTAAATCTGCCGGGTTTGGTATTGCTACCTTGGACCACCTGAGTAGTACCAGTTCCACCATCAAAGTAACTGTGGAAACCAATGCCGCCGCCACCAACACCATACGCAGCAGCGATTTGATGCGTACCTAGTGGGAAGGTGAGTCCAGCATCATCCATAGAGATACCTTCCTCTGTTTTCAGAACAACATTGTCTATGAATACCTTGTTGTTGTCTACCGTCACTCTGCCCGGAGATCCAGTTCCTTTTGATTGCAGTGTAACTGTGTTAGTCGCAAGTGACACCGATGCTGGGTCTGTCTGGTGGTTAACAATTTTTCCGCCAGTGGGAATCTTGATACTGGTCGCTGGGTTGTCTGAATCTCCGGTGGGTAGATTAAGTACACCATCCAAAGTCATTCCACCAGTAATAGAAGTACCTACACCGATTGACATGCTAGATGCATCTAATGTAACTCCTACAACTCCACCGGCACTAAGATTAATTGCATTTGTCTTAAACCCAAGGAAAGTATCGGTGTCGTCTGTGTGTTGTAGTCTGTCGGGTATTTGTAGACCGAAAGTAAGGACTCGAACAAGACCATTCTCTGGATCTAATAAGAGTGCGGTGGTATCGTTGACCTTAATCCTATTAGAATCAGCACCAGCGAAAAGAATATCTCCATCGATACCAACACCTCCGCTGATAGTGATTCCACTATTAAAAACAGTGTCTAGATTAGTGATATCTAATCTATTGGAACCGCCCGCCAAGAAAGAAATAGTATTATCAACACTGATGTCCATCCCTGTATCATTGTTGCCGTCAAAATCAAAAACCTTTTCAACAAAAATACCAGTGGGATCAATTGAGAAAGTTCCACCTGCAACATCGAGTGTTATTCCATCGCCTGCTTTATACGCAGTTGCTCCAGTGAAAGCAGTAGTCTGGTGTGTGTAGTCGGGGAAAGTAATTCCTTTATCAGCAGATACACCCTCTACAGCATGAAGGGGAGTTCCTATCTGTGTGACCGTGGAACTCAATCTAATATTGTTTGCTCCACCTGCGGACATTCCGACTTCGTTTGTCTGGAATGTTATTTTTGTGTCAGGATCAGTGTTGTGTGATAATTGTTTTAGTATCTGAATGTCATCAGAAATTAGTTGTATATTATTCTCACCATCATTGAGTACGATTTGCACACCATTGCCTGCGTCATTAACATCACCGATTGCGACTTGTCCCGTTTCCCCGCCGGGTTTAAGATCCACTATCATGGGAACTGAATCTGGATTTCTGATGCTGGCAGTGGAGTTAAGAATAATATTTTTGTCTGATAGTATTCTAACATTACCACCAAAAGTAGCACCGCCGTCTGACGATATACCAGCAATATGAATTACTGCGGTAGGATCAATTCCAACGGTAGAACCACCAGCATTTGGATAGAATTTCAATCCAGCAGTGACTCCTGCAATACCCGTTGCTCCGGTCGCACCAGTCGCACCAGTGCCGCCACCTTGTGGTATAGTGCCAGCAGTTAATCCTATGGTAAATCCATCCATAGTTTCAACTACGAATGTTAAAGTCTGTCCGCCATTTACAACAGAAGTTAGACTTGCACCAGTTACACCAGCACCAGTCTTTCCGGTTGAACCCGCCGAACCCACTACGGATCCTAGATCATAAGATGCACCCGTGACACCACTTTGGGTTATGAATTGATCAATGACAAGATTATCGCCAATGAGTCTTGGATTAGTAATACCATCACCATCTCCACCCGTGCCTCCGGCGGTAAACCGCATAACAGTCACAAATTCATCATCAGCAAAAACACCTCCTGCTTGTTTGACGTATGTAATATTGGTATACGAGAATACGCTTTGGGAACCACCGGGACTTTGAAATGCATTTATATTAGTTCTAAATATTCTTTCTTTACTATAGTCATCATTGGTGAAAATGAAGAAAGAATTTTGATTAAGGTTTGTGATGATGGAGGTATCACTGTTGTCAATATCCCTACTAGTAATTTTTACGAGTGAAAGGTCATCTTTAAAGAATACCTTACCGGGATCTCCGCTAGTTGAAACCTCGCCGGTGGTGGTAGTTACCTGATATCGAACCCCAACAGGGAGTCCCGTTGCACCAGTTGCACCAGTACCACCACCAGAAAGAATAAACCCAGCGGTTATTCCTGTTGTAACTCCATTAACAGTTTCGAGTATAAATGCTAAAGTTTGACCGCCATTTACTGCGGGGGAAAGAGTCGCTGACGTTATGCTGGTTCCAGTGTTACCGGTGTTACCGGTGGTTCCTGTAGTTCCATCAGCACCAGTTTTACCAGTTGCACCAGTTGCACCAGTTGCACCAGTATTGCCTGTTGTTCCAGTGGTTCCATCGGTTCCATCGGTTCCGGGATCTCCTTGTGGTCCTGCTGGACCCTCACCACCTCCTGCAACAATTCCCTGAGCAACCTCAACAATATTAGTCTTGGCACTTGAATCCGTAACTGTAATATTGTTCGGTATTGCAGTTACTTCTACCTTTTTTGGTAGATCATCTCTGGAAATTGTTATTTTATTAGTCATCTAGTGATTTCTCTGTCTACTGAAAATCTTCCTTCGATCAATCGTGTAACAGTATCACCTTTTACGATTTCAAGATCATAAAAGTGGTTTCCCTTTGGAACATTAGACATACTTTCTGCGTCAATGCCAATAAGGACTCCGCCACTATGACCCGTTCCACCTGTTGCAGATGCATTCATTGTTATGCCACCGTTTCCGGTCACCCCTGATCCAGCAGTAAATTCACCAGTAGATCCTCCACCAGTTACTCCTGTTGTTGTTACATGTAAAATTAAATCAGAGTCTACACCCGATCTTCTAACTTGCATTCTTCCTGTCCAACCAAGATCTGGATCAAGATCTACATTTACATTTTGGTGGTCTTTATAGCGAAGGTGAAGTTTAAAAGTAACTCCTTGTTCCGCAGTTATATCATATCTACCGGATGCCATATATCATCTCCTCGATGCTTTACGAGACTTACTCGCTAATTTTTGCTTCTGTCTCCTCTTATTTATCTTCTTTTGTTGTTCCCGATTTTTTGAATTTTCTTTTCTTTTGAGAGTTTCTTGACGATCCAATTCTTCCTTGAGGATATTTTGCTTCATTTGCTCTGCCTGTGCTGCTTTTTGTTCTTTTTCTTGCTGTTCCTGCCAAGCAACGTACTGTTTCCAGTTGTTTAAAATTCTTTCATGATGTTCTTCTGGGTACAGTTTATCCGTAAGAAGTTTGTTCGATGCAGCAAGACCCGCCTGCATGTCACCAGTATACCAAGCAGTTGACGCTAACTCGTCCCAGATTTGCCAATCATAGATGTCTTTTGCAACAAAAAGAACATCATTGGGAGGAAGTGGTATTTGACATCCCATCTTAGCGAAGAGATATCCAAGTTTAGGATTACCATTTAATCGATGAATTCTTGCAAGATTAAACAAAGACTCTACTCGCGTTGGTCGTATGTTATACGACTGAAGAAATACATCTTGTGTGTCCTGCCATTTTTCACCAAGGTTTGTCATGCACATAGCAACACGAAGAACAGAGTACCATTGTTCTTCTTCCCAGCCACCTTTTTCTGCTCGTTTCTCATACCACTCTTTCGCTTTAGTAAAATCTCCACCATCAAAGTATGATTGTGCTAGGTAAAAAAGATAACGGTGGTTGTCTGGTTCGTAGTTTTCGTTATCGGGATTTGTTAGGCAGTCTAAGAGAGTTTCGGCATCATGAAGATATTTCTTTCTCCATGCTTCCTTTCCGGGTTCTTCCTCTTGTCCTTCTTCCAATTCAACATCAAATTCTTTGGTTCGATTTCCTAGCGTTCGAGCATCAATGGCATAATTTCCCTGAAGTCTAGCAACAGGTAAACCGCTTTTCTCTAAATCTGGACAGTTTGCATATTCATGAATAACTCCAACATACTCCCATCCCATATTGTTCTTGAAGATTTGATTTCTCCACCACTCAAAATCTCCTCTGTTAATTTTCAATGTATACGCAGCATGATCTCCGAATTCTTGGGGATAGACAAACTTACCCATGACTTGATCATCAGCATCAATAACCCAAGAGTAATCTGCACCGCCCTTGTCCGCATTACGAAGAGAAACAGATCTTGACTTACCGAAACCCTGCCAAGGTGCATCATATACTTCACCGGGAATGTTGTTCTTCTTACCCCATTCACGAATTATTTCTTTAGTTCTATCGGTGGATCCGGTGTCGGTGATGTCGTATCGATCAATATAAGGTATCATCGAATCAAGACATTCATGGATGATATGTTCTTCATCCTTCACAATCATACACAAAGTAACAGTTGGTCTACTCATTTTATTTCCTAATTTCAATATTATTTTTGTCTGTACTAAGGATCTTTTGTTCAAAAGGAAGATCCCATCCTTCTGGGAATGCATAACCGGAATCCAACACAAGGGTCGGGGGGTTGTCACTCATGTATTTATTCATGTGACTTTCGTCGTGCCAGAGAGGAATGATATTATTTGAAAGATCTTCTTGTGTCCTATCACGGAGGAGTAATGACATCTTTAAAAATTCTTCTTTTTCTCCACCCTGAAAACAGTTTTGGTAATACTGCTTACCACTACCAAAAGGAATATATGCGTTGCAATTTGGATTTCTATCATATGGGTGCGTGTCGGGTTCGTTCATGTAGTAACTTGGATGGAGAACGGTTGTCCTCTTGCTCAGAATCTCATCACCGACATCAACAAACAAACTATCGGCATCTCTGTAGTACAAATAATCACAATCAGAGAAAAGATGCTGTCTGTCTATAAAGTGAGCATATCTTGCCATTGAAATATAAGGGAAAGGAATATGATTGATATCAATCGTAGTGATCCAATCCAGTTCATCTGATAGTTCATGTGCCCTATCAGTGAAAAGAAAATATTGTGATTCGTGTTCACCTTTGTAATTATCTTTAATACTTTGAAGACAGTTTACGCCAAGTTCAAAATACTTAGCAGTGCCAATTACTAACCAACCAATCATATCGTTACTCCAATCTTCTCAACATACTCTTCCATGATCACATCCCAATCGTAATGATCTTCTGCTAACTTCCTAATGTCTTTTCTGTATTGATGATTGTTTTCGCAAGACTCATTAATCACATCGGGAAGATTCTCTTGAATAACATCATCAGGAACAACAGTAACAAAAGGAAGTTCTCTATCAATATTAGCAGAAGCACACTCACTCACAACAACACTCAATCCTGCTGCAAGTGCCTCGGGAACTACAAGAGGTGCTGCTTCGCCATCGCTGAAAAGAACAAGTGTTGAATAGTCTGAAAGATTTTCATATAACTCGGGTTTAGACCAGTGACCAATGTGCTTGCATGTTTCTGTGTCTTTGTATTGTGGATCAATTGATGGACCAACAAAATCAACATTTGCTTTCCCACCACAAGCAACCGCAATATCTCTTTGTCGTTTCCTGTCTTCAATCTTACCAACAACAACTGCCTTACCGTTACCGTTTTCCTTGAACTTAAATTCACCAACCTCTGCCCCATTTCTTAAGTAATCAATTTTACCAGTATATCCTTTGGAAAGATACATGTCTTTGATACCTTCAGAAAGTGCAAGAATGGATGGACTCATTAGAGTTTGTGGGAAAACGCTATGAGCATACCCATGACCCCAGAGATGTTCTCTCATGATATAACCAAAGTGTGTGGTCGTACAGAAAGGAACTTGTAATGCTTGTGATAGGAACCCTGCAAACTCATCATACTGGTTGTGTACAAAATCATAATCAGATGCATTGATATGATTTGCAACAGCGTGTAGATCTTTTGTGTTGTATATGGTAACTTCATGACCTAACTTCTCTAAAGAACACTTGTGTCTCCAGACTAATATTTCAACTGCTCCCCACCCGTCCGGTGGGATGGGCATGATGCCCGGTCCAATTATTGCTATTTTCTTTTTCACGCTAGTTCCTTTTCTTTGTGACTATACTTGTTGTAGTAATCATATGACGAGTATATTTTTTCATATTCTTCTTGTGTGTTACATGGATCAAATGTATTTCGCCACAGCAATTCATTTTTATTGGCGTTCGGATTAAATTCTGTTGATACTAGAGGATTTCTATGTTCTAAATGAAATACGAGGTTCCCTTCGAGGTGTACGACATTGTACCCAAGCATACGGAATCTTTTTAGTCGCTCTGCGTCTTCTGGTCCCCATCCTATAAACTCTTCGTTTTCCATGAATCCATCGAAATAAGTTTTTGTTCTAAAAATTATACAGTGTCCCGCAAGGGTTGTCCAACCACCAATGCCATGATTTGGGAAATCACATTTCGGTTGGTAATCGTGTTCTGACATAAAAAAAGAATCTTCATTTTTATTACGTTGAACATTTTTTAAATTTTCATGTGGGTTATCAACAACTGGAAGTTCGCCATCAAAGTATTCTCTCATGCCATCAAGAAGAAGACGAGGATGTTCGTATAACTTACGATTAATCATATAATTTTCGTCGAACGTGGAAGGAAGAAATAATCTTAGTTGATCTTGTTTTAGTTCACCAAAAGGATAAACAACGTCTGCTTTATTATTTAGAATCAAACAACATGCTTTGTCTATTGTACTCGGATCAAACATAACATCCACATCATAATTTGCCACAAGTGGCGTTGTGACCTGATCGAGCATCATATTTAGATATTTTGTTCGATGAAAAACTGCACCCTCTGGTAAATACTCGAACATACAAGTAAGACGATCATCCTCTGGTAAAATCTTATCAATTGTTTTTTCTTGGTCTGCTTCCAGCACAATTACATTCGAGTTGTAGTTGTGCAAGAGATACCGAACAACAACGGAAAGATTTCTCTGCCTATCATCGCAATCTTTTTTGTATGGTATTATAAAAGTAAGGGGGAGATCAATCATGTAAGTAATCCTCAATCAAGATTGGAATTTGATGTCTAAATTCATTCTTGATGTGTATTGCGGTTTCGTAGTTCTTTTGTACATAGGGCATCATATCATAATATCTCTCAAAAGACAAGTTAAAATCTTCATTTGGGTTAAATTTTATAACACCCCGAAGATCAAAGACCTTATGAATATCAGGATCCCCTATGTAAATTGGAACTGTCCCTGTAATAAAACAATCTAAGATTTTTTCTGTCCAGTATCCAGACGAACAACAATTTTCAACGGCAAAGGAAAAGCAGTAGTCTCGTAGTGCGTCAGACTTCTTTTCTATTGGATTTACGTTTCTTCCGTACACATCTACATTATTGTCGTGTATAAATCTTCTTAGTAGTTCTGTCCTATCTCTTTGCATTGGAGTCATAGTTTTACTGGAAGAAATAAAAGAAACCAATTTTGATTTGGGGTGTATCTTTCTATTTTCTTCTTCGATCCAAGTTGACGCAGGACAATAATCAAGCATGAACACATTAGGAAGTCCCTTGTAGGATGGATCATATGTGTACAACTTTTTGAAATTACATGTACCACTTTCCAATCGTTCTTTTAACACACGCTGGAATCCCGGTGCATATGCTTCTAATATGGCAGGACTTTCGACAATCCAACCAATTGTAGTTTCTTTATTAAAACCATCATCTTTAATAGTAGAACAGTCCACCAGAACATCAAGTTCCGGTGGGTCGGGAAAATGATCCCCCTGTTGTACTATAGAATGATCTATGAAATTATGAAAGGCAACCATCGTAGAGTTCCCTTATTCTATCTTGCATTTCTCCGGTGTAATTTTCTGACGGATCTCTCCTACTGATATCACAGTGAAAAAATGTAATAGGTTTAGGAACTGGTTCGTATTTATTTTTACCAACAAACGTACCATTTACGATATCAAGGTCCATGTGTTCATCACCCATACAACAATGGTTTAAAGCACCTCCAAGATCAATAACATCTCGACATACTCCACTAAAGAAAACTTCGTCTGTTATTCCACTAATGTACTCTGAGTCTTCGGTATAAATCTCATCATAAACATCAATAACTTTCTGCATTAACTTTGTGTTTGTGTCATTGTTTCTGAAAAGGAAAACTCCCCCGGCATAAAACGGATCAAGGTCATCGATTTTTAAGTGCTTGCGAACTGCCTCGTAGTTTGAGACGTTTTGTGGAGGAACACCCTTTGCTCTAAAATGTTCAAAGTTAGGAACCCACCAATGTCTCGCGGATCCAATCTCATCCCCAATAAACCCACAAAGTTGATCTAGGTTGTCATTGACCATTACGGTATCTGTATCAACATACATTCCATAATCGGTGTCAATGTCCAACGCACGAACATACTTCTGCCTCCAGAATTGATATCCAATTTTTCTTTTGGAGAAGTTTATCTCGTCTGAAATATCAACGACTTCTAAGTTCGTGAAGTCATGATCCCATTTGTTTGAAAAATCAAAAATTTTGATCGGGGTGTCTGTTAGTTTTCTCACACTGTTAACAGATAGTCTTAGATTTTCATAGTGACAGTCGTTACCACCGACAACATAATATAAGGTTACACTCATTCCAATCCTTTGCTAAAAACATTCTTACTAAAAATATAGTCTTCGACTACAACATAATCTATCTCAGTATTATCTAGGACATGTAATGCATCTTCGATTGTAGAGAGAATTGGATATCCTCTAATATTAAAAGATGTATTTATGAGGACATTAGTGTCTGATAGTTTGCCGAACTCTGTAAGTAGATCATAGAATCCCTTATGTGATTCCTCAGTCACTGTTTGTAGTCGGGAGGAACCGTCAACGTGTGTGACAGATGGAAGTTTTTCTTTATACTCCTCCTTCACAAGAGGTGCATAACTCATATACTCTAGATTATCGAAAGTAGGAGAGTCGAAGTAAGTGGAAGCATCTTCTTTTTTGCAGAAAGGAGCGAATGGTCTATACCACTCTCTAAACTTTACTTTAGAGTTTAGTATATCTTTCATGTCAAGTATAGATGGATCACACACGATTGATCTGTTTCCTAATGCACGGGGACCAACTTCAGAGTCTCCATAAACGAGACCAATAATTTTACCATCTTTAATTAGAGACGCTATTTCTGCTGTTGTCGTTTTTCTTGCTTCTCGTTCTACAACATATTCGTCTAACTTATCTCTGTCTAATAGTGGCAGTCCGTTATATGTTACATCGACACTCTTAGATGGTCTTGTATAGAGAAACAAATTACCAACAGACAAACCACAATCATTGGGATTCGGTGGAATATAAATTTCTCTATCATATCGTCGTTTCATTTCCTCGTTGACTAGAACATTAAGACCAGCGCCCCCTGTTATACAAACAGGAAGATCTGGAAATTGTTTCATATACTTATCGATGACATCAAAGAAAGATCTTTTAAATGCTTCTTGTGCAGTTGCAGCGATATCATAGGCAGGTTCACCTTCATATGACCAGTTGTCTAATGGATTATTCCAAGGGGCATCTGCGTTTTTAAAATTTAAGTTAGTTTCTTCAGATAATTTCTTATAGTTTCGATCAAAGAAAATATTAGAAAAAGACTGTACCCACTCTTCTTTGGGTGATCCATAAGCACAAAGACCCATTAACTTTCCTGCTATTGCCAGCGGGTTTCTTGACTTCTCAGTAATTTCTCTTATCGTGGACCCACATAGAAGATAACCCCCACCAAAGTCAGACTCAACACTCTCAACCAGTTGAACTCCATTTTGTCCACCTGTGTAAATATTGAAATGACCGTCATCTCCTCCCCCATCATACGATATGATTAAAGACTCATCGAATGGTGACATATAGAAAGCACCGGCGGCGTGAGCGTGATGGTGTTGAGCATATCTCCAAACATGGTCTGTATTGAAAACTCGTTCGAGTAGTTCAGGTTCCAACCACCCATCGGTAACAATAAGCACGGCAGAGTAATCATTTTCAATACCCCAATACTTTTCAGCAATCTCTTGACACTGCGTAAGAATATCTACTATTTCATCTGGAGTATTATCAACATGAAGTCTGAAATATCTTTTTTTTACTAAGCGTTCTAACTCAATGACATGATAAGAACCTGTCTTTGAATTATAGAATGTCACATTAGAGTCATGTCCTGCAAATATACTGACTACGTTTTTCATATTAACCTTTCTTGTACACTGGAATTGGAATCATTTTGTGTCTGTTTTGATTGTGTAATCTGTTGTAAATTTCTACAACTTCTTTTTGTCTGTCTGTTATATTAGATCCATCTGTATTCACTCCAAACATACGGAGAAATTCTTTCGGTCGGGATACGTCAGAATAATCCATTGCCCATTCCAGTTCCTCATAAGTGGCACCAATCTGATCTTCATCAGTTCTACCATCATCCCACAACCCATCAGTTGGTGGAGCAACTAGAATTTCTTCACAAACACCAAGTTCTTTTGCCATCTCACGAACTTCTGTTTTAGTAAGATCTGCAATCGGTGAAATGTCAACTCCACCATCTCCGTACTTGGTAAAGAATCCAACACCAAAGTCTTCTACCTTGTTTCCTGTTCCAACTACGATACCACCATGTACTTGTGCAATCTGATACAGCGTAGTCATGCGAAGTCTTGCTCTTGTGTTTGCTAAAGCAAGCGTATCCTTTTCATCATCTTCCAATCCAGAAACGAAAGTGTCATAGAGAGAAGTAAGATCAATATCTCTATGGGAAACATTTGAGTGATTATCTTTTAACCAGTCAATATGACGCAACCCACGAAGATGTTGATCAGGTGACTGGTGAATAGGCATGGTAAGAAGAATTGTTTCAAGGTCTGTCAAAGCACATAGTGTTGAGGTAAGAGCGGAGTCAATTCCACCCGATACCCCAATGATTAAACTCTTGATTCCGTACTGCTCACAATAGTTTTTAATCCATTTTGAAATATCATTCACTTTAATTTTGCCTCTATAAGTAGATGCCACCCAAGATGTTTTTTCATGGCAGAGAATACTTTGTCATTCATACTTTCAAACCACGGTTCTTTTACAAAAAGTCCTTGTTTATACTCAGCAATTTTGTATGTAAAAATATGATCCTGTTTAATAGAAGTAACATCATAGTCTGATAGAAGATTTACTACCTCTTCTTTCGTATACATGTTTGCAATCGGACACCCATATTGTGCTTCGGGTTGGTCCAATCCTTCATCAATCATGTAACCTTTCCAAGAGTCTTTTGCATACAACATAATTCTTAACACACCATCGTCCTTGAGGTATTTTTTAATTTTAGAAAATACTTTGTCGGGGTTTGGAGTGTGGTGAATAACACCAAACGAGTAAATAACATCATATTGCTTTTCGGGGAGAAAGTCGCATAAATTTTCTGAATTGCCTACATGAACGTCTACATCATAACCATAAACATCAAATCTTTTTCTGGCGATATCCGCACTTTTTTCTGAAAGTTCTGTCGCTGTATAGTTTGCACCAGACTTCAAAAATTCGACACCATCTGTTCCTATACCGCAACCAATTTCCAATACGTCTTTGCCTTCACAATCATTAAATTTGGCAAACTCTGAAATATGAGGTTCAGCAGTATATCTCTTTGCTGAAACTTCTTCAAAATATTCAAAAGTACCAACTTCTTTATCCGAGTGTTTGACATTACAGGGTTGGTTATTCCAATAACTCTTTACATCATCAATTGTCATATTCATCAAGAAACCTCAATATTTGACACAGAAGTCGAAGTGTCTCCAATACGAATAAGTTCTACTCCATTTTGCTCTGGCATCATTCTCCAAGGATCAATTACAACTGATCCTTCTGGGAAAACATATTCAGTAAACTTGTCATGATTGGTTCCAATAAAGAACACTGCTTTTTCTGTAAGTGGAGGATCGCAATCATCAATCCAAGGATCGTACATTAGAACGTCAACACCCTGTTCATTGATGATGTTCTTCATGAGAATTGATGGACTACCAACTGTGAGATTTGTTTCTTTCTTGAAACATTTACCAAGAATAATTGGTTCGAGTCCAGTTTCTTTTGCCTTGTCGAGAAGAAGATCCCCTAACCACTCTGTCTGTTTTTCTCGACAAATCATCATACTTTCATACCAGTCGTGACTAAGATCCAATTCTCTTGCCATCCACGACAGTGCAATATTATCTCTTGGATGACATCCGCCCCCATCACCCATTCCACCAAGAAGATACTTCGTGCTAATAAGTCTTTCGTTAGCAAGGAACATGCCCTTCATCACATTGTCACAGTTGACATTATCAAGTTTATGTGCCGCTTCCATAATAACATTGGCAAGATTAATCTTCATTGTGATATATGTGTTATATGAAACCTTGATCATCTCTGCTTCTTCGATGGAACATTCATACACTGGACGATCATGGATGGTAGCGTAAAAATCTTTGACCGTTTCTACTGCTTCCTTATCATCGACACCAAGCAATACGAATTCTGGATTGATAAAATCATTAATAGTGGTTCCCATTGCAATAAAGAACGGGTTGTAACACAACTTAATGTGGTCGCTGAGGAATGGTTTAATTTCCTTTCGCACGGTTCCGGGAAGAACTGTAGAAATAATAACAACAATTTTGTCCTCACCATTGGAATCAATTGAATCAGATAGAGTCTTTAGACCTGACTTTAACCAATCATAGTTAAAGTCTACCCTTTCATCTGGAAGACGAGTTGTTCCTTCGTATTGTTTTTCGTGTGGTGTTTGAATTGGTACAAAAATAATATCACTTTTTTTCACCATCTCATCGATATCTGTGAAATCAATATTATGGTTTTCCAACTTTTCGGGCGCACCCTCTTCACGATAAGGAAGTTTTTTACTTTCCAAAATAGTTTTTACACCATCATCAACATCATAACCACACACATAGTGTCCTTTTTCCTCAATCGCTAATGCACAAGGAAGACCCAACTTACCCAAACCCATAAAACCAACATTCATTTCAAACTCCTTTAGATTGTGTTATTAAATGATCTCTCTGACCATTCGTGCTGTTGTACCCCTCTGTGCTGAGGGGATAATATTCTCTATACTGGTGAACAAGAGGATGTTGAGTTGATCTCCAATTTGCATTTCTGAGACACTCAACTATTTCAGGATTAATTGTTTCCTCAATTCCAATCAATCCAAACAAGACGGCAAATAATACATCATAGAAAGGAACTCGTCTCTCTAACTTACACATCATTGGTACTATTGTATCATCATTCTTGATAATGTCAAATGCTTCTAAGAAAGAATTTGAACAGAATAAAGCAGGAGTTACTCCCCACTCACTGACGGGAATTCCCTTATCAAAAGTTTCTAAATACTGTCCTAATTGTTTACTCAATCCATTATTTATTCTTGATCCTAATAGTTTGACACCTTCCGGAATGGAAAACTCACCTCTAACTAATACGTCAGGTTCCAAGACTAAGAGAAAATCGCAATCACAATACTCAATCGCTCTCTCTACTCTATCTAAAAAGGTAGTGATACTATCTACAGATGCCTTCAGATTATCTTCTTCTAGGTAGTTGTGTTCTTGAATTAGATTTAGTTTTCCTCGACTATCATGTTCCAATAAAGTATTTATATTGTTGTCTGGAAACATCTCTTTTAAGTAATCAAAGTTGGATCCGCCATCAGAAACCAAATACACAGGAATATCTGGATAGACTTTGAATAATTCTTGCAGAGAATACTCTACTGCTTTGTTTTCTGTGTAACAAGTATAAAAAACACCGTACTTATTTTTTCTCATACTATAATCCATTCTTTTTTGTATACATCATGCCAATCTTGTGGTCCTTCTGGACCAAACCATGTTTTTGGGGCAACCGTTGTACCACCACCAAGATAAGCACCCCACCAACTAAAACTGCTATTAGTAATTATGTGTGCATCACACATCCCCATAGCACACATATCAACGTAACCACTTACATCTGATTTTTTTCGTGCTTCTAGATTTATATCATATTTATTATCTTCAATAAACACTGGGTTGTTTGGGAGATGGGATAAGTGAATCTTACACCACTCGATATCATCAGAAAAGACAATGGGTCGATGATCATTGAAATGTTCTATTGCCTCTTCGTAATATGAAATCGTTTGATTGTGGTGATATTTCGAGATATTCACATAGTCTCCTCTGCGGACATGAACAGATACCGTCTTCTCGTCTTTCGGAATTTTGGTAATTGCCCAATCAATAATCGGATCTACAAATTGAAAATCACCTTTGATTTCATCTTCGACATGGTTGAAGTATTTGGGAGTTTGAAAATACCCTCGGATTTCCATATTGCCATCCAAAGAAATTTCAAAGAGATTTTCATCGAAAGAAAAGGTATTCTCTTGATAGAGGTATGGTGTTTGTGTGACAATTGTGTTCGCCACGGAACCCAATTTAAAACATTGAGTCATCAATCCCGTTGCTGTTACATTTGCAGTGGGACATGCATTTAACTTTCTCGCTATACCAAGAGTCGATGCATATTGAAACATACAGTTACCTAAGCGACCATAGTTTCCTAGTAGATTAAAACTAACAGTGTTCATAGTGTAAATACCGAAAATTTCTTTTTCTTGTTAAGCGGAGTTCTTGTTATTTGTTCCCACTGATTACCTGTATTTTTCGCATCCGCTTGGTAGAAAAATGGAGCGTATGGAGCATACACATTAAATTTAGGTTGGACCTCGTATGCGAATCCAACATCAAAGGGAGTATCTTTCTGATATATCCACGACTTCCCTGTTCTAATAACTGCTTCAGCAATTTCTTTATTCATATACATGATGGCATGAGTAGCGAAGACTCTTTGAATTTTATTAAATCCTCTACCATAGTCAATTGCTTCGTAGTTTCCATCTCCATGTGACGTTCCGCAATAAATTGCATCAGCATCATCTGGTATTTCTAGTTCCGAGTCAACTTGAACACCGTCTTCTATTTCAACATCATCTTCTAAAATTAAAATTGGGAAATTGTTAGTATCAATCGCCTCTTGAAGAATATGGAAGTGAGACTCCGCACAGTTTCTATAATGTTCTTCTCCTTCACGAACACCTTCGTGTGGGGGAACATTGGTTATAGCAGAAAAGCGTTGAGTATTTTTCATACCCAATCGCTCGAACAATTCTTCCATTAGTTTTGCATTTTTGGTAGCGGTATCAACATTGATCCACTTCACTGGAACATCATAAAGTTTAATTTTCATAACAAAGTTATCTCGACTTTCCTATATGGTATTTAGGACACAATTCCCAATCATCCCTTTCTGAGTATTTGATAATCTTAATTTTACTTATCGGGGAAATCGGTTCTGAACATTTACTCACATCAACAATATTAATCAATCTCCACTCACCCAACAAACCAACAATTGCATTTCGTCTTCCCATGTCCTCTTCGTCAAAATCCGATCTCAGACCATCAAGAGAGAACAATTCTTTGAAGTGTACAATGTAATACTTTCCTCGTTTGTGGAGAATGTGACAAGACTGATACAACTTTTTATCTTTGCGTGAAGCGACACCAATTCTTGTTAGTGTTTCTTTCACCTTTAAGAAGTCTTCATCTGAGTTCAAAGTCACCTCGATGAGATCTTCTACTTCTATTTTCTCGCCCATATGTTTTCACCTTATTAAAACTAAATCATTATGATTCTCCTTTATGTAGGGTTTCGAGGTGTTCTAACTGCTTGTGAGTGAGGATTCTAAGTGCATCCTCTGCTTTCTGGTTAGAATATCCATAGTGTTTCTTGACAAGATCCAGACACTCCGGAGTTGTCGCCTTGTTCCACTTGGAAAATCTCTTCCTCTTCCTGATAGAATTCTTCAAATAATGGTACTGCATCTTAGGATCAATACCATGATGCATATTCATGTTGTTTGCCTGTATGATCGTGTCGGGAAAATACGACAAACATTTATTGACAACAAAGGGAACATATTCCTTCTCTGTCACATCGGGCAGATCTTGGAATATATCCTCTTTGTTGTAGTTGACTGAATTAAGAACTTCACCCAGATTCATTATCTCTCCTTTTGAAAAAGACATCCGCACCAACCTTAAGGAACGCAGTATATCCCTTGTTCCACAGCAGCGAAGAACAACGATCTATTTCTTCTTGATAGTTTGCCTCCAGTGTGATTAAGTCAAAAGTATACTTAGAAAAATCAATACCAGAGAGAACAGCATACTCACCACCCTCCACATCGATCTTTAACAATTCAATATGGTTTGGTGCATTTTCTTCATGCAATAGTGTATTTAATGTTTTCATTTCTTTCTTGACTATTGAAGAAGAACCACCCTTCATCTTTATTTCTCTCTTAATTCTTTCTTTGTGCTTTTGGTCGTAATATTCTACTACTCCACTCAAAGCACAAGTATATCCTTCGTTTGCAGAAAAATCAACCTGTTCGTTTCTGTCACCAACGCAAATATTCTTACATACACAATTTCTGGTTTTCTCTAATTGTGAAAACAATTCATCAAGTGGTTCAACACAAATTCCTGACCACCCCATGTTTTCCAACAAGATTGTATCTTCTCCGTTGGTATGTGCCCCAATGTCTAGAAAATAACCATCACTTTTTTCACCGAAAAGTTTTATAATTTGATCATCTTGTCCAAACTGGGAATGGGTCATTTTAAATCACACTCCATCATGATATTTGTAAGACATGCGGTGAGATTAATCTCGGCATCAGCAACAAATGCTGCCTTGTATTGGTAATCCGCAAGAATCAAAACTGCACTCGGAATAGACTGAGGTTGCATCTTTTCATAGAGACAGTCATAGATCTTCCGGAAAATCAGACTCTGGTCATTGTGGATATTGGTAGAGACCCACTTGCGAACACTAGTGAAATCCTTGTCTTTAAGATATTTCATCAATTCTACGACCTTGACATCGCCCGACTCGGAGAGAACACCCACATCAATATCGCCTCCGACTGCATAGCGTTGACATTCATTGATAATACGTCTCCAGTCTGGAGCATAGCGAGTGATCAACTTGGCAATAACTCTCTGGTCGTAACCAACACTCTCAGCATTTAGAATAAACTCAATGCGAGTTAGGAAGGAAGGCATCAACTGCTTCTTCTCATTCGCACCAAAACGGAAGTCGATACATGTACATCGTGAATGAAGTGGTTCGATAATCCTGTTCTTGTAATTACAAGTCAGAACAAACCGACAGTTCTTCGAGAACTCTTCAATAAAACCACGAAGTGCTGGTTGTGTAGACTGAGCATTTGAATAATCAAACTCATCTAGGATCACAACTTTCTTCCGTTCGGATAGAGAGATTGTACTGGCAAAGTTTCGGATCTTTGTACGAAGTGTATCAATATTTCCGTCTTCTGAACAGTTGATTACGATATGATCACAATCAAGTTCATCACACAATGCTCGTGCAACGGTGGTCTTACCACAACCGGGACCGCCAGAGAGGAGGAGATTCTGCATCTCCCCACTCTCGACGATTTCCATGAAGGACTTTTTTAGTTCTTCAGGTAGAACGCAATCTTCAATTGTCTGGGGGCGATACTTTTCGACCCACAAGAATTCTTCTGTCATAGTTTCAACCATTGTATACGGAGTCCGAGTCAAGAGCAATGTAATAAGTAAGATTGATATCGTTATTTGTGAAACGACTCACAACCTTGTCTGAGATAGCGACCGAGTAATCACCGGGAAGCAACTTAAGATATTCACTCTTAAGATACATCTTGAAAGAAGCATCAGGTGATTCTTCCGAAACGGTGATAGAGTAACGGTTACTGGTTACATCATTCTTGTCCATCGAGATGAGATCAATAGATCCATCATTGTCCGTAATACAAAGATCAGGGAGACGGAGAACAGCAGACGCACGTTGAAGTTCAATAAATTCTCTGTTTGAGAGATCGAAGTGAACAACGGTTTCTGGCATATTAAATTCTCGGTCGGGTCTACAACCCTTAACGAGTTTCGGTTCTGCATAGTGATACACAACGTCAGTAGAACCACTAGAGATGGTTACATGCTTGTCGTGGAATTCTAGTTCGGGATCCTCGAACAAAGAAATTGTTCCGAGGAACTTACTTAGATCCCAGATAGCAAACTCAGAGGGAAAATCTTCCTCAAATGTTGCTTCGACCATGATATTCTTCATGGGAGAAACAGTAACTTGATCCCTACCGGGAACGATATGGAGATTTGCATTTACTCCATTGAAGTTTTTTAGAATGTCGATTGATTGTTTTGATAGTTTCATTTTAGTTGTCATTTCAGTTGTTGTCATTGTGATAGTAATCCTCATATTCCTCTGGGGTCAATCCCCCTTTGGCAATGTCTCTAACATTGTTCTTTGCGTTATGCCTTCGATTCCGCTTTTCACTTTTTCTTGCGGACTTGTAATATCCATGATAGTCGTGGTCATCGAAACGACCTTCACCAACAGGGGGACGATCCTTCTTCTTCTTCTTTTTCATACAAAATCGCCTGCCAGATCCAGTAAATTATTCAACTTCTTCTCCAAGAGGAAATTTGATGCATTACTAAACAGTCCCTGACCCGGACGGATCTTGATTTCTTGTCTTTGATTTTCTCGAATACTTTTTTCATTCTTATATGTCCTAATGATTTCATCTCGTATTGTATCAGGAATACAAGTAAAGTCAACCAGTGTTTGGTTACGTTTCCAATTTTCCATTTGTGAAAGTTTACCATCAGAAATCATTTGCATCATTCGCTTCTTTCCAACTGGTTTCTGTCTCTTGCCATCGACAATAAACGTATCTCCGTCAGATAGAATATTAGGAATACCATCTGATGTATCTCCCTTTAGAATATGTTCTAGTAGAAAATCTTTAGGATTTCTACACTCAAGCAATTCCTTCTTGATGGGACTATACTGTTTAATTGAAGGATATCTTTGCAGTTGCATAAAGTCCTTATCATTAGACAGTATCATAATCTTTTCATCACAATGGAACTGCTGACACACTACGGCAATGATATCATCTGCTTCTGTGTGTGGTACGCGAAGTTGCATGTAAGGAAACACTTCACTGATCTCAGAAAGATATTGTTCAAACAATCCAAAGACCTGATTCCAGTCATGAGAATCATCCTTAACTTTCTTCTTTCTATTTGCCTTGTAGTTTGGAAAAACTTCTTTCCTCCAACAATCAGAAGATTCAAGACAGAGAACTACTTCTCCGTACTCATCCTTGAATTGTTTTCGGTACATGCGAATAGTTTTTAGAAACAAATGCCTGAGCATATGTTCATCTACTTCTTCGTGGAGTTTTCGGTGTACAAAATAGGAGGCGAGAAACAACTGGTTCGTATCGAGGAGAATCATTTAAAAAACTTTCAAAATTACTGTGTTTGCGTTTAGTCTTCCGTTTGGACTCTTGATCATACTATGCTGAGAGTTCCAAACCTTATTAAGTGTACTCTGGTTCTTAATTGTTTTAATAAGATCCTTTGGTTTCTTAATCGTTCGAGATTCGGACCTATCCTCATCAAAGTTATGAATAGTAGTTCCTTTGATCGAGAGAGTCTGTCCTACACATGCATAGTATACACTCAAAGTGTTGTACTTGGTACTATAAACTACGACTTTTGAAGAATCTAATATATCGACAGGATCGACACTTTTGATTCCAAACTCCTTTGAAGACTTTTCATATTGTACCTTAGAAACAACCTTCTTCGGATCAATCTTTTTCTTCTTTCGAGTTGTCTTGTTATCCGCATGATATCTCATACAATCAGAAACAAGACCATCCATGAATTTATAAAGTTGCTTCTGTTGTCTTTTACCAAGATAAGAATAACCCTCCATCAGTTGTTCGTCTTTGCCATTCAAAAGTTCATCCAGTTCTGCTAGTGCAGGAGCGAACACTAAAGAAAGCATTTCTGCTTGGCGATAACCAACATTTTTTTGACCCAACCACTTGTAGATGTTAATCTTTTTGTAGTCATCCGTCTTGTTCATAAGAGATTCATTTACCGAGTCACATAGACCCATCATCTCTCCTGCGAGTTCCGTGACTTGATTTTTCATTCTCTCTTGTGGAGAGATCACAACCTTATCTGCACGGGACTCTTTCTTGGTCTTGCCAAGAGTAATTAGTTTGGTAATATAACTTTCAACAACATCGGTAAGTTGGTTGATGTGTGGGAAACCACGGGAGAGCATCCTACAGTAGTGACCGTATGATCTAAATTCTTTTAGAGAAGATCTTTTTGCAAAATCAATATCTTCATCTGTCCAAGAACTTCTCTTGTCCTTCATCCACTCAAGAGTCCATTTTTTATAGTTTCTCTTATCTGATGTAGTGACATACCAATTGATTGAAGATAGAACATCTCCCGCATCAACCTCTTCTAGTGGAATATCTTTATCCCAACTTGGTTCTGAACCATACGCCTTTTTGATGTAATCACGTTTCATTTTCATGTACCATACGCCTTCCATGCAGTGGCAACCATATCTCTAAGAGAGTATGTGGGTTCCCACCCTGAGATTTGTCTAAATCTATCTGAATTGGCAATTAATATTGCAGGGTCACCTTTCCTTCGTGGTTTATGTATTACATCTAATTCTCTACCAGTCACAGAGACAAAGTTTTCGACTACGTTCCAAACAGAATACCCCATGCCAGAACCAAGATTATAGACCCCCGATATATCTCCGTCAAGTGCTAACATGTGTGCTGATATGATATCTTCTGGGTGAACATAATCTCGGATACAAGTTTTATCCGGAGTTTTATAATCTGTTCCATAAATGTCTACCTTGCCATCATTATATAAAATACGAGACAGAAACATAGGAACAATATTAAGTTTCTCTTTCCACTTAGGATCTGTAATCCTCCCGGAAATATGAAATCCAGCAACATTGAAATATCTAAAAGAAGTATACTCAAATGCTGGAATAGAATCGGACAT